CCAAACGCACCCAACCCACCAACTTATGGTGAGATTGAGGAGCGCCGTCGCACTAATTTCCGTGTTATGATTCTACGGAAATTACGGGAAGATTGCCATCCCGATGAATGGCAGAACTGTCCGGAACATCGGAGAGTTATCAAGCGTAAGGTTATCCAGATTATGAATATTAATAATCCTGATATCAGAGATATTGATACGTTTTGCAACGCTGATATAATTGTCGAGTTCTTCTTTATTCCGACAGATATGGACAAGAGATGCCGTAGATTGAGGTATTCAAATTATGCTATTCAATCTAGGAGGGAGTACGACCGCAGAATATGGGTTGGTACCCTCTGGAGACTCCTCTCCGGACAGCCCTTATGGGTTGATCCACGAGAGGTGTTCACCCCTTGAGGGGGCCCTGTTTTCGTCCGCGGTAGGAATACTAGTGTTTCACTAGAGCCTACGAGGGTACGCGTTCGAAAATATGGGAACCCTCAAAAAGAAACAAAGTGCACAACTTTTAGTGGGGTAGGAGAGTGTGCTTCTGTTTCTTTCTTCGATAATAATATACACAATTTATCTACAGCGATCGAAGCGCGTGTATTCCGTAGGAAAATTGGAGATCAATGGTCCTATATTGATCAAACACCCCACGAACGGGGGCTATATACCAGGGTATCGAAAGATTTTCGCAAATTATTTGACTTAGGTGTGACTAAAGCTATCGCCGTGATGACTGATGACAATTTTGTCCAGCACTATCACGGCCGTAGACGTCGTGTTTATGATAAAGCTTGCCGAAGCCTTGAACATACCCAGGTTTGCAAAAGTGATGCCGATTGCAAAGTTTTTCTGAAGAAAGAAAAAGATATAGCCTCTGATAAACCGGATGCCGTCCCAAGAGTTATAACATTTCCAGATCCAAGATTTGGAATGTCTTTTGGCAAGTTTATAAAGGCAATTGAGCTTGATTTCTTTAATTGCATTGATCATTGTTTCGGCTCAAAAACTGTAATGAAAGGTTTGAATTATGACACATTAGGTAAGGAAATCCAAAGGAAATGGTATAGATATCGCGATCCGTGTTCAATTGACGGTGATGTTTCAAGATTAGATAGTAGTATCAGCGATGAAGCTCAACGATTATACCACAGCTTTGCTTCAACTTTCTTCTATGGATTCGAACTTGAACAGTTTAGAAAATTATGTGAAATGCAATTGAATGTAAAGGTGCGGGGGAAAACGCATGATGGAAATGTTAGTTACAAGTCGACTGGTCTTGGATCAGGACAAATGAATACATCGCAAGTTGGAGTTTTCATAGTTTGTTTAATTCTTTGGCATATTAAAGAAGAAAACAAATTAGATTTGGAGGTGGTTAACTGTGGAGATGACTTTAGTGTTATCGGCGAACGTCGTACAGTTAAACAATTTGGTAGAATAGCAAAGCAGTATTTCTCAAAGTTTAATATGATTCTTAAATTAGAACCATTGAATGATATTATTGAGCGATTAAATTTTTGCCAAACGAATCCTGTTTTTGTTAATGGGAGTTATCGTATGGTGAGAAACCCACGCAATGCCGTTATTAAAGATGCCACCTCAATAGATTACCTCAACTCAACAACTAACCGTACATCATACTTGCATGCTATATCTTGTTCTGGGATATCCACCCATGGTGGAATACCGATACTCCAGGAGGTCTACAAGATGTACGCTGAAAACGCTCAAGAGATTAGAACTACTATTAAATCCAGACGAGGGGTTAAACGTAGTTACAAAACTAATCTCAGGGATCATTCCATGCTCTATTGGGGTAAAGGTATGCGTTGTTCATATACCAAAATTACCAATGAGACAAGGTATAGTTTCTTTTTAGCTTTCGATATTGACCCTATACAAC